TAGTGGTATGTAATATTCTCATAAACTCATCTGTGCCTGAAGTATCTAGCGAACTATCAAATATTTCATCTAGTATTAATAGATTTGTATTTGTAGAGTTTTTTAATTTAGCAATTTCTCGCCATGTAAATAGTATTGCTAAATCTATTCTTAACTTTTCACCTTCACTAAATGAGTGATAGTTAAATTCGTCTCGGTGTCTAGATTTGATTGTTTCGTTAAACTCTTCATCTAAACTAAAATTAACAAAGAAGTCCATATCTGCTAAATTCTTGTTAATAAGCTGATTCATTATTGGTAAGTATTGTTTAATGATTTTAGTTTTGATACCTGTATCTTGCATAAGGTGTCTGGCCGCATCTATATAAATCATTTCATCTTTTTGTGATATCTTATCTTTTTCTAAATCAACCAATTGTTCTTGCAGCTGATTCAACTCGCCGACTTGAACACTTGTAGATTGATTTTCGGTTGATAGGTCATCTACTTCTTTTTGTATTTTATTTTTAAAACTTTCTATTTGGTTAATTGATGTTTCATAACGATTAATCAACAACTCTTTTTCTCTTATCAGAACCATTGTTTTATTAATATTATCAAGTTTCATTTCATTAGTTTTGATATCTGTTTCGATTTGACCTAGTGCCACATCTAACTCTGTAACTTTATCTTTCTTTTTATCAATCATTGTAGATTTAAATGCCGCATCAATAACTTGCTGACAAGTAGGACAATCATCATGCGATTCAAAGAACCTTAAATCTTTTTTATGTTTGTTGCAAGTGTTTTCTAACTTTGCTTCCATTGTATGTAATTTTTGATGTTTGGTTGTTATTTTTGTAGAATCTATTATTTGTTTTTGTAAACCAGCAATATCTGTTTTAACACTTCTAACATCTTCGTTATAATTTTCTATATCAGTATCAGCTTTTGTTAATTCTAGTTTTTTAGAATCTACTAAATCTTTACTACGATTGCTAATATCATCAATATAGGTTTTCTTATCTTCAATTTTACTATTTACCATTTGATAATTAAAGTCTGTTTGTTTGATTATTTCATCTTGTGATTTTTGTTTTTCTCTGAACAATAGGTTCATTTTAGAAAAGATTTCAATGTCTAATATTTCCTCCACTACTTGTCGTCTATGTCTTGCTTTTAGTTGCATGAATGGTACAAACGAAGCATTACCCAATATAACAACCTGTGTAAATGATCTAAAGTTTAATTTTAATATTGTAGATTCTAAATGTTTTTGATAATCTCTTACGGCAGCGTCTTGATTTAACATATCACCATCGCACCATATTTCAAATATATTTGGTTTAATGCCTCTTATAATCTTATAATTTTTTTGACCTACTGTAAATTCTACTTCAACAACACATTCTTTTTCGTTAATAGAGTTTATTAATTGGTCTTTCTTGATTGCTCTAAATGCTCTTTGAAATAAACCAAAACATAAAGCGTCTAACATGGTAGACTTACCTGCACCATTTTCGCCAATAACTAATGTGGCATTTGATTTATTTAAATCTATCTCTATAAAGTGTTGACCTGTTGATAGGAAGTTTTTATATCTTATTTTTTTAAATATTATCATCTTTTATATCACTATCTAGTGCCTCAATAAACTTTTCTTTAATCATAATTTTTAATTTATCTTTGTTTAAGTCTATTGGCAATTGATCTACATAATTATTAACTAATGTAATCGTATCTTCAGACCCCTCAACAACATCATCGCTGACATTGGTATGATTGAGGTCAGAATAATCTTCTAGTATTTTAAGCTCATGTACACTTATCTTGTTATATAATCTATCAAGTAGTCTATCAAACATTTGATTATCTTTTTTACTTACTACAACCAACTTAATAAACTTTTGATTGTATTCTGTTATATCAAACTTATCGTAATTTGTTTCGGTGTCATTATATGTCAACTTTTTAAATATAATGTGTGGGTTCGGAACAAACTTAATATCTCTTGTTTCAGTATCAAATACATGAAACCCCTTTTGATTATTATAATCTGACCAAGTCATTTCGTATTGACTACCTAAATAGAATACTTGACCATCATCATTCTTATGGTGAAAATGACCACTATATGTTTTTTCAAATCGTGATACAATCTTCTTATCATGGCCATGTGTTTGTACTATATGATCCATCATTCTAAATCCGTTTAAATCAAAATGCCCCATACAAACATCAGCCTCTGCTGTGTTTAACATTTCTAAACAATGTGCTTCGTTTTCTGGATTAATCCAAGGCATCATTAAAATTTTAGTGCCGTCAAAATCTACTACTTTTGGATCTTCATATATCCAAGGTTCATTTACACCATCAGCTGCTGTGCATAATTCTTTTACAGCATTCACTTTGTTTGTGTTTCTATAATAGATATCGTGATTACCAATAAGTATATGTGTATCAATTTTATCTTCCCACAATCTATTCAAAAACTTATGTCTAAGGTTGTGTGCTATTCTATAGTTAATATATTTTCTTCTATCAACTATATCACCTAAGTGTATAAGTGTTTTAATGTTATGTGCTTTTAAATAAGGAAAGAATACATCATCATAAAACTTATAAAAGTAATCATCAAATATACTGCTATCATTTCTAGCACCGAAATGTGTATCGTTTAGTAGGGCAATTAGCATATGTTATTTTTTTGTTGGTTCTTCTTCTCTAAAATTTCTTTGTAGAAAATCAAGCAATTGACTTTGATATTGTTTATCGTCTCCTGCTAATTGATCCATCATATTTTCAACACCTATATTTGCTATTAACTTAGATTTAATCTGCATTTGTTTTTTCTCTTTTTGTATTCTTCTTATAAATGCAAAGTAAATTATTTGTGTGAAATATGCAAATGGGTTCTTACTTTTATCTGGATTAAAATTACTCATATATTGTAAACAGTTTTCTATACCATCTGATATCATATCATCTCGATATGTATAGTTAATAAAATTCGGTCTATAAGATAAGTGATTTGCAATTTTTAGAAAACATTCACCAATGTAATTTGTAACATCTGGCTTACTTTCTTTTTGTTCTTCAGCATTAGTACATCTTGCTCTGTACTCAATCATCGCCTCTAGAAACTTTTTATTGTCAACGTAATGAGGTTTGTGTGCTTTTGTTTTCATAATATTTTTCAACTTTCTTTAATGTATTGTAACACAGTTTCTGGTAAAATGCAAGCATATCAATTAATTATTTTGATGTGCTTGACATTGATAGGAATATGTGTATAATCGACTATGTAGTCGCTTTGAGGTGGGCTAAACCTAGTAACCTTAATGTACTGTTTTAAGTTTAGTTGCATCATATTTTTCTTTAAACTCTTCAAGTTCTTCTTCTGTTAATTGTTTCTCCATCTCATCAGCAAGATTCATAATCTTATCTATTTCTTCAGCTGAATAAGCAACTTTAACCTTTACAGTCGTTAATTTATTTAATATAACTTCATAGTAGTGTGCTAATTCTTTAGCTGCTTTTGATATAACTAGTACCTTATCTTTTGGAATAACAAATAACTTATCATCTGTAAAAGGAATCCATTGTTCTAATACTGAATCATCTTTAACCCCATATGATGTAATTCTTGGTACTGATTTTAATTGTAACGGGTTTTGTATTCTTAGAAAATCTTTATCTATTGTAATACTACCAACCAACACACTTCCGTCAGTTAAACGGACTATGCGATAATCAACAATATTATTATCTGGCTGTTCTATTAATTTATCCATATAACTATTTATCTATTCCTTCAAGTCGATATTGTGTATTTCATACTCAAACTCTTCCTCGGTGTAGATGTTTATCCTTTCTTGAAAATGTTTTAATGTAAAGTTTTCTTTTGATTTATAAGTTAGATTATCTGCTATATCATACAATGTCGCATTAACCTTATTGTCGCCTAATCTTAACCCACGGCCTATAGACTGTAGATTTCTTATTCTACTTTTTGAAGGACTTGCAAAGATAATGTTATGTAAGTTTTTAATATTAACACCAGTAGAGAATGTACCATAACTTGCAACGATAACAGCATCCTTTTCTTTTTCTACTATACCTCTTATTGCTTCTCTTTCGTCTGCTTCAACACCACCAAAAATA